GCATATATTTAAGCAGAAGTTCCATTGTGAGAACGCTACAAGGCCGACTCGTAAACAACGAGAAGCTGCGATCTTCAAATAAAGAAAGTGAGGTGAGAGAAAGTGAAATGGCCGTGGTTTAAAGCACCATCGACAAGCAAAGTAGTGTTTCTACTGGTGGCATTTACGGCATGTGCGGCCTTCTTGATTGAGATAGCTCAGGCGAAAGTTGCACTGGAGTCTAAGGACTTTATGATGCTTGCTGTTATGGCCTTCTCGTTCTACTTTGCAATTAAGTCACCGGGTGGCACAGACGATACAACGCCTCAGCCGGGAACAACAACAATCACTGCGACAACGCAGGGGAGTGACCCCATTAAAACAGAAACAGAAACAATAAAAAACTCAACAGCCTCGGTTCTGCCGGGGCAGAAATAAAAGGAGAGAACAACATGAGCGCAGCATTAATAGCTTTATTGGCAACACTTATACCAAGTCTGATAACAACGGCTGAAACCCTGCTCGGTAGCGGAACAGGAGCGGCAAAAAAGGCAGCAGTCACAACGGGAGCGAATGCGATATTAACTTCTCTTGTTCCGACAGGAGGGGCAACCCTTACGGCCTTGGCTCCGACTATCAGCACGGTCATTGACTTTTTTGCTGGACAGCTTTATCCGTCTGGTACGACCGTCCCTGCGGTTGCAGCTGACACGACAGTTCAGGATCTCGTAGCAAAATATAGAACCGTCCCTGCCCCTGTTACAGTTGGCGTTGTAGCTGCCCCCGTAGCGGTAACATCATAAAGGAGAAATGAAAATGAAAAAACTTATCTTTGTAGTTCTATTGATTATCGGATGTATCGGGCTTGTGGGATGTGCAACCACTACGACAACGGCACCCGTAGTGTCTGCGGTTGCTGACCAGTGTACTACTGCGGCTCAGAGCATATTCAAGGATGCGGTAGCGTGTCCCGGAAGTCTACGTGTACTCAGAACGGACGGATCTACTGTGTGCATGACACCTGCGGATGCGGCAACCCTGAAGGCGAAATGCCCAACTTTTAATTAAGGAGAAACAATATGATACTCGGACAAGTAACATGTGCGTGTGGCAGAACATACGAGATTGATGCAACTCAGACAAATGCCGATCCTATACCTAATCCGAACCCGAACCCTCAACCACAGCCTAACCCTTCTCCTGCTCCCGGTGGCACTCCCGGTGCATATACGGAACTTCCATTTCCTATGGGTAGTCAGGACAAGGAAGACGGACTATTTGCAGGGGCGTATCTGGACTATATGTTTACGGTGCCTGATGGAGTATCAACCTTTTCCATGAACGTATCGAGCATAAGTCAGAATTGCCCGCTCGATCTTATCGTGGTCAAGGCTCCCGTAGCCCCGACTGACTCCGAAATGGCGCAGTATTGGGCTGATGCAATGGCCTATTACTCAGCGAACATGGCTGCTCTCCTCAATACCCCGTATTTCAAGACATACGCAAACGGGGCCGTTGTTTGGATGACCATGAAGAATGATAATGCCGGGGCGTCCTGCTACATGAAACAAGCAGCCACTGGTGACGGGTACGGGGCGACTGCATCAATCCCCGGCGTGTATTATTCAAGGGTTGTCGCAGGAGCGCAGGGCAACCCCAACTATTACGTCTACGTGAAGCAATAACCATGAGAAAATCAGGAGGGCAAAAGGCATGAGATACGAAAATAAGAAAATCCTACTGGGTACTGTTGCTGGTGCGATAGCTCTCGCCCTCCTGATATTTCTCGCGATAGATTGTTTTGCAGGGCCACTCACACCGCCAGTTCCCGGACCTCAAGGGATACAGGGGATTCAAGGGATACAGGGAGTGGCCGGGACAAACGGCACGAATGGCACGAATGGCACGAATGGCACAACCGCCCCGACTGTTGCCTGCAATGCTGGAAGCCCAAGCGCAGTAACAGGAACAGACTCAGATGGATTCTTCACCGTAGGAACGGCGGCGGTAAATTGTACTCTGACTTTCAACCTCGCGTGGAATACTTCATATGGTTGTTTGGTCAATGCAAGTACGACTACGGGAATACCGACATATGCGTCTGCTACGCCACTGACTACGGCGGTGTTTACTTTTGTAACTACGGGAACTCCGATACTTTATTATCACTGTTCGGGGAAATAAGGAGACACAATGAAAAAACTATTAATCACGATCACCCTTCTCCTTCTGGCCTCAACCGCCGGGGCAGGAGGAAATGACGTTGAGTGTCTCCTTGGCAAGACAGGGGAATCCTGCACGATTGCCATGGTGTCTACGGCCCCAGGTTCGGCAGATGTGTCTATCTGGACAAATCAGGCGGCGGCAGAAGGGTTACTCCCTATATATTCTGCCAATTACGCGCCGGGGTTTGCATCGGACAGGGCGTATAGATATTGCTGCACATGCACCGGGGGAACTCCTGTATGGTGCAGTGTGTATACAATCCCTGAGACACGGGTTGATGCGGCTGTATCCCCTATCAAGGCCCAGACCGACCAGCTTGTATTTGCAAATAACAACGTCAACGCAAACGCCACTGTTGATGCGTCAACCCTTGTCGTTCTTCCTGTTATGCAGGGTAAGGTGGCAGCTCCTACGTTTGTTCAGAGCAAACCGATTCAGCTCATATCTAAAACCACTCCGACTCTTACCTTCGACTTCGGCACTAATTACTCCGGATGGACGGTTTATTTCGGAATGAAAAATAAGATTACAGATACGGCATATATCGTCAGCCCGAAGACAGGAACATGGATTGACAACACAAAGGGGCAGGGCTATGTCACGCTTTCTTCAACCGATACGGCAACTCCTGGCAACTATGCAGGGGAGCTCCTATTGATCAACGGGGCATCCAGACTCCCGGCCATCGAATACAACATTCAGATTTCAAAGGGTGTCATTGATGCGATTCCCTGAATGGTCCCCAAAACGCATTATTGAGGACCAATACACTCGGGCGCTCAGGGCCTTGGTAAATAATTTCGCCTCTACATATCTGAGTCAGGATCTCCCCTTTGATGATCCCTATGATATCATCGGCAAGCTTCAGGAGTATGCCGGCCTCGATGCTTTTAAAGAATATGCTTACGCAGCGGCCTCCCGCATGGTGACAGGCCTCGTCGTGGAGGGCGCCAGGACATGGAGAGAAGCGGCCAGAGAAAGCATGAACGGCCAGATGATTTACAATTATCTTCAGCAGGAGCTTCAGGGGCCCATAGGTTTCACCGTCCAGTCGATTATCGAGGAGAACACCAGGCTTATATCGAGCTTCCCAGACGATTTGGCGGCGGTGGTCAATAACTATATTCAGAAAGAATCGTTCAAGGGCAGGCGTGCCGGAGATATTGCCGCTGACCTGAAGGCTAAATTCAAGCAAGTGTCAACATCGAGGATTGATCTTATTGCCCGGACTGAGACAAGCAAGGCCTCTACGGCGCTCACCAGGGCGCGTGCTGAGGATCTCGGCCTTGACTGGTACGTATGGCGAACTTCGAAGGATGCTCGCGTCAGACCGTCCCATAGGCGCATGGACAGGGTGCTTATATCATGGGCTGAACCTGCGTCACCTGAACTGCTTGAAGGGATAAAATCTACACTCGGTTTTTACAATGCAGGTGATTGCCCAAACTGCAGATGCTATCCAGAGCCGATATTGCGTATCAGTCAGGTCAAGTGGCCTGCCAAGGTGTACCACGGCGGCAGCATCGATGTTATGAACCGCTTCGAGTTCGAGAGATTGACGGGTGCAGGAGGGCTTCAGATTGCCGCATAATGTTGTTGACAAGAAAAAAGTAATCATTGACTTATTCCGTCAGTTAGGTATAATTAAAGACAATGAAACAGGACAAATAATATTACATCTGAACTGTGGAGGCGTCACCAAGATCGTTAAAACAATCGAAGTGAAGTAGCCGAAGCAGTCGGATAGTTTATAACCCGAAAGGGAGTTATAAAACCCGGATTGACCGAAGTATGGTCTTTCCGGGTTTTTTATTGATCAAAATTTAAAGGAGGAAGTAAATGAAACAGATTGCAAGAGTCTTCATGTTCACACTTTTTATGGTCATACTGGCAATGGGGCCTGTATATGCACTCCCGGCACAGCTCAGTGTCAACCTTGTTGACGGCGGGAATGTTGTATCCTCAGCAAACCCGCTTCACACGTCAGCAGCCTGCACGGTAACGGCAACGAATCAGTCCGGCATGGCGGCAAGCGGCGCGGCAGTCACCGGCAATCCAGTTCTGATAGGGGGATCTGACGGGACAGATGCAAGGTCTATTGTCACCAATGCTTCGGGCAATCTCGTTACAACTCTCCCAACAACTTCAGACCCTTGTCAAAATCCGACTATTGCCAAGAGCAGCGCGGTAATCAATATCGGAGCGGCGGCAACAACGAAAGTTGTGGACACCTCAGCGTCAACAGTCGTATACGTTTGCGGTTTCACGGCATCACTGGCGGGCACGACTCCTACGGTGGTATTTAAAACTGGCACGCATGGGAGCGCTGATTGTGATACATCATCGGCAAGCCTGACCGGGATCTTCGCCCCGTCCACGGGGAGCGTGATAGCACTCAGCGGGGCGGGTACTCTGATGAAGTCCATTGCGGGCGGCCAGATTTGCGCTACGACTGTGGGCAGCGGATCGAGCTTTCAGGGTGTGTTGAACTTTGTACAGCAATAAAAACTGATGCGATTTTTTATCGCGGAACAGATTTCGCCGAACATTGCGGAGACCCCTGAGGGCTTCTTAGTGGCGGCCGCTGTTCCCATAGCCCGGACAGGCATGCAGGAATATAACAAATCTGAATCAGACCTTATGCCATGGATCAGCAATTATGAGGCTGATGCAGACGGCAGACTGATCGTAGAGCGCAACCCAGAGGAAGTATTCAGGCCGGAGACCATAGCATCATTCGAGGGCAAGTCTATTACCATTGACCACCCTTATGGGTTTGTGATCCCCGAGAACTGGACGGAACTGGAAAACGGAACGATGCAGAACGTTCGGCAGGGCTCAGATATCCAGTCAGATTTATTACTGGCTGACTTCATTATCAAGGACCCGGCTGCAATCGAGTTTGTGAAGTCCGGGGAACTCCGTCAGGTGTCCTGCGGATACGATGCGGAATACGAACAAATAGCACCGGGCAGACTCAGACAGATCAACATTATCGGCAATCACGTTGCACTGGTTAAACATGGCCGCGCCGGAGTGCGCTGCATGATTATGGATTCTATACCAAAGGAGGAAACAATTATGACGTTCAAAGAAGCACTCAAAAACCTCTTTGCTGTCCGCGCCAAGACCGTTGACGGAATGAGCGAGGAAGAGGCAGAGAAAAAGCTGAAAGAGGAAGAAAAGACAAAGGATGCTGTTGACCCGGAAGAAGGCAAAGAGCTTACTGCGCTTGAAAAGGTCATGGCGATCCTGGAGCCGCTCCTCGCAGAGCACAAGGCCCTGAAGGAAACCGTGGACTGCATGGCGAAGGACAAGGCCACAAAGGATGCGGACTCTGCCGAAGAGGAAAAGAAGAAGAAAGAGGAAGAGGAAAAAGAAAAGGAGTCCGGGGAAACAAAGGACTCAATCGCCCGAGCCGCGATCCTCGTTCCTGAGTTCAGGCCCGCTGACGGTGCAAGGGTACTGGACATCAGGAAGGGTGCTCTTCGCGCCGCCTTCACCAAGGATGCGGCTGCTGTTGAACCTTTCCTTGCCGGGAAGACCATAGATGCCCTTTCAGCTGATGCGATCAACGCCGCTTTCATCGGGGCATCTGAACTCGCCGCAGCTAAGAATAATATGCGATCGACAATCCTTCGGCCCGCATCCGTGACAACGGACAAAGGCCCGCAGTCAATCGCTGAGATAAACAAGGCGAATGCCGAATTTTACAAGGGAGGTAACTAAGAAATGTCAGACAGAATGGTTTTTGTAACCAGAATGCCGGCGGGTATCCCCGGCGCGGTAACAAGAGTAGAACATGCGACTATTGAGCCGCAGCAGATGGACACGGGAACACCCGTAACGGCGTATGGCGTTCCGGTCAAGCACGTTGCGGGGCTGGTGCAGCCCATAGCAGCAGCGGACGTGGTTGCCAACGTATTCACGGGCTTTATCATGAGGCCTTACCCGACACAGAGCCTGGTCAACGAAGCCCTGGGTGTTATGACCCCTTTGCTGGATCAGCCAGTAGACGAATTGGTCCGGGGCTATATGACGGTAAAGTGCAACATGGCTTTATCGGCAAAGCCTGCAAAAGACGGCATTGTTTATGCCAGGAAGACCGATCACGGAGCGGGTGAATACCCGATAGGCGGTATCGAATCCGATGCGGACAGCGCAAAGAATGAGGCAATACCGCATACGTTCTTCACGGGACCAGCAGACTCAGACGGAAATGTTGAAATTTCCGTAAGAATAAAATAAGGGGGGACAGACAAAATGTTCAAGACATTTGACAGAATGACAATAGACAGCGCAGGTGCATTTCTTCAGGGTGAGCTTGAAAGATTTGACCCGACGATGAACCTGCCTTTGACCTCCCAGAAGTGGAGGCGGGATATCCAGCTCAGGGAAGACGTGAGTATGGCAGACGAACACTCATCCTTCTCCCTGACGACCGGAGCGGCTACAGGCGGCATCAACCCTAACGGAAAGAACTGGGTCGGCAAGGTTTCAAACGCAATCCCCGGAGTAAGTATCGAGATCGGAAAGTCCATTTTTCCTCTCTATCCGTGGGGCTCGGAACTTTCCTACACGATATTTGAGCTTCTTGCAGCTCAGCAGGTCGGACGGCCCATTGACATGCAGAAGATGGAGTTCATGAAGCTCAAGTATGAAATGGACTGCGACGAGCAGGTCTATATCGGCGATTCCGGATACGGCGTAAAGGGCCTGATAAACCAGGCTTCCCCCGGCGTAAGCGGCAACGTGGCAAACGGCGCAAGCACTCACCCCGACTGGGCGAGGAAGACCCCGGCTGAAATCCTTCTCGACATCAATACGCTTCTGACGGCAGTATGGGCCAAGACTGGTAATGCAACCTGCCCTGACAAGCTTCTGATTACGCCTACGGCCATGGGCGTTATCGTTGGCCAGGATATGGGGATTTCGGGCTACCGGTCCGTACTTGAATGGCTCAAGGCCAATTCCCTGTGCAACCAGGAAAATGGCAGGCCCCTCGATATCCAGTCCTGCAAGTGGTGCGAGGCGGCGAATAGCGGACTGACTTATTCCCGTATGGTGGCATACACGAACGACAAGAAGTATGTCCGCATCCCCATGGTTCCGATGCAGAGGACTCCGCTCGAGTACAGGAGCCTGTTCCAGATATTCACCTATTACGCAAAAATCGGCGTGGTCGAGGCCGTATATCCTCAGACCATTGGTTACGCCGACCAGATATAGGTGCTGTGATGCACTTCGATAGTCAGAGGGCTGCACTCCTTGACCGGCTTAAACGCAGGCACGCATTGCCAACGGTCAAGGAAGTTCTCCCGAAAACTCTAGCTCCAGTCGAGATAGCAGTCATTCCGAAAGCGGCTACCAAAAAGGAGGGGGTTTCTTCTCCTCCCCCCTCCGCCGCTCCTGCATCTAAACCAAAAGGGAAAGGAAAATAATGCCAACAGACTTCGACCCCGGCCAGTTCCGGCAGAACTTCCCGGAGTTTGCTGACACTGGCAAATACCCAGATTCCATGCTCACGTTCTGGGCCTCGGTCGCGGTCATTTATGTCAACTCTACGGTGTGGGGCGAGCAGTATGTCAACGGCATGTCGCTTTGTCTTGCTCATCACCTGGCAAACGCTAACATGAATCTGAAGAATCCTGGGGATGCTATGAACTTAATGAGTTCGAAGAGCGTCGGGGATGTCTCGGCATCCTTCGATACGGTAAGCGTAGCTGAAAAAGATGCGGGGCATTGGAACTCAACGGGCTATGGTATGCAGTTCATTCACCTGGCGCGGCTAATTGGCGGTTTCGGGCGGCAGATATGATCAGGCCTACGGTAAACCTGAAAAGCCGCGACCGGACGCAGAAGCTTGTTGCTCTGCTCAAGGATATTCAAAAAATAGAAGTGTTAGTCGGAATTCCCGAAAACAAGGCACCGCGCAAAAAGGGAGCGGTGAATAACGCACAGCTGCTTTTTATCCATACCAACGGAAGCCCGCTGCGGAACATTCCAAAGCGTCCGGTTATAGAGCCTGCTATCGAGGAGAGGGAGAATAAAGCAGCCATTGCAAATGAGCTTGGCCTTGCGGCGAAAGCAGTGCTTGACGGAAAGCCGTCCGAAACCATGACACATCTGAACCGGGCTGGTATGGAGGGGCAGAACGCGGCAAGGGATTGGTTTGAAAGTCCGATTAACAACTGGCCGCCTAATACCCCCGAGACGATAGAGCGTAAAGGCTCAGACAGGCCGCTGGTAGATACGGGGCAGATGAGGAAAGCAATCATCTATGTCGTTAAGGATGCAGAATGATCGATGTATCCGAACTGATCACAGATCCCGACTTCGCCCAGGACTTCATTGTCCATAGAAGTTATGGCCATTTTGATGAAGGCGGCTGGATAGAAGATCCTGAAGGACTGATCACCATGACCGGCGTTGTCACCGTGATGAGTCAAAAGGAGCTGGCCCAGATGCCGGAGGCCGACAGGGTGAAGGGTGCCATGATCTTTTATTCGACCGATGAAATCAAGGTTACCCGCAATATCGGGGACCAGGAGCAGGGCACTTCTGACAAGATCGATTGGCGCGGGGATCTCTACCGGATATTTCAGATCTCAACGTATGCCGATTACGGATACTACAAGGCCGTAGGGACAAGGATCAAGGGCGACTAATGGCAAACACTACGCTCTCACTCGATCAGCTCAATAAGCTCTTTCAGGGCCTTACAATCTCCATGCTCGGCATCACCTTTGCGGATGATAACGATAAAACACCGTATTACAAGGTCCGGGTTGCGTGGCCTACGGGCGGGGCCCCTTCATGGAAGATCGCTGAGGATATCTGTTTTCTTCAGATCATGGAAGTTGACAGCCAGTACAACCGACAGCGGGACGTTATTCTGGGCACGAAAGATACCGACAATGCGAACGGCTCCACTAGTTATACCCGGGTGATGCAGGTCAATTTTATTCTGTACGGCCCGAACAGCTTTCAGAACGCCCAGACGATCCGGGACCAGATGTTTTTTGTTGAGAATCTTTTTACGCTGGCAAAAAATAATGTCTACCCTATTCCAGATATCAGTGCTCCCAGGCGCGCTCCTGAGCTATATGAGGGGCAGTGGTGGGGACGGACAGACCTATCCATAACCTTTAACGAGCTGATCATTGTTGAGCAGACAATCCCATACCTCAAGAGTGCTGATATCACGATCGAGGACAGCGAAAGGATAGAAAAAGAAATTGAAATCACAAATTCATAAAGGAGGGTTAAATAATGTCTAACCCAAAAACATTATCTTTGCAGAACATAGTGGACGTTGTCGTATCCGTCAGCCCACTAGCCGCGCCTCGGTCAACGTTCAACCAGTTGTTGATTGTCGGCAACAGCGCTGTCATTCCGTCATTCGGAGCCAACTCACGCATCAGGGAATATCAGCAGGCCGATGCCATGCTGACTGACGGCTTCACAGATTCAAGCCCCGAGTATCTTGCCGCGCTGCTGTATTTCAGCGCTAAACCGGCCCCTACAACCTTGTGGGTCGGAAGGCACAATCTCACCACGCTGAAAACCCTTGCACTCAACGCTCCCGGATCCGGCTATCATGTTGGAGACATCCTCACGATTGTTCATGCCGGGGCATCCGGAGGAACGGTAACAGTTCTGACGGTTGACGGCAGCGGCGATATTACATCCCTGTCTCCGGCGATAACAACTCCGGGTACGGGATATGCGATAGCTGCTGGATGCGCGGTCACAGGCGGTTATGGAACCTCGGCCACAATAGATGTCAGCGCAATCGGAGAATCACCGCTTCAGGCAATCCAGGCGTGCCGGGCGATCAATTTCGAGTGGTATGTCGGGGTCGTTCTCGATGCAATCACCGCAGATCATGAAGTAATAGCACCCTGGGCGGAGGCCGCACAGCCCCCGACAGTATATGCCTTCACCACGCAGGATGCAGATGTTCTCAATAACGTGGGCGGGAACGTATGCCTGACGCTCATGGGAGAATCCTTCAGCAGGACCATATCACAGTACTCAACGGATAATCCCTATGCGATCGTCGCGGTCATGGGCTACGCAATGGGGCAGAATACGGGCCTTGCGAATTCAGCCTTTACCCTGAAGTTCAAGGGCGAGGTCGGAATAAACACCGAGCAACTCGCCCCTACTCAGGTAGGGTACATCGAGGGCGCAAACTGCAACCTCTATCTGTCCTACGGGAATTACTACAACATCTTCGAGCAGGGGAAGATGGCGAACGGGCAGTTCTTCGATGAGATTATCAACATCGACATGCTCGCCAACAACGTGCAGCTGACGGTCATGGACCTGCTCTACCAGACGCCGAAGGTCCCGCAGACCGACGCAGGCGTAACGCAGATCATCCATGCCTGCAATGTCGCATGTCAGCAGGCGGTTGATATCGGTTTCCTGGCCCCGGGGCTATGGACCGGAGTGGATATCTTGAACCTGAAAAACGGGGACACTCTGCCAAAGGGATACCTCGTGCAGGCTCCGCCGGTCGCTTCTCAGTCAAGCGCAGACAGGCAGGCTCGCAAATCCCCGCCGATATACATCGCGATCAAAGAGGCCGGGGCTATCCATTCCGTGCTTTTAGGACTTTACATTAATAGATAAGGAGGATATAAAACATGAAACAAACCACCTATTCATTTTTAGATTTAAGCGGGGCCATAGCTCACCCCTCACTCGACCCCTTCATCTTCACTGGGGAGGGCGTGGGAGAGGTTACGGTCGCCATGATCACGGAAAGGTCCGCACATGACGTTGGTGCAGAC